ATCTCTTTTTGATAGAAGTGATGCTCCTACTGCAATAGTATTTAACTTAACCCAACAAGTTGCAGTAAAAGCTTGGTCATTTCCAGCACCATCAGTAAAGCTCATAGCAAATAACCCTGAACCAAAACGTGTATTATAAGTATTTGTACCATCCATAGTATGATACCTATCAGGTTTTCCTCCTGATGAAACTAATGCTGGAGTACTGGTTCCACCATCATTAAGTACTCCTTGTACCTGTCCAGGAGCATCTCCTGTAAATTCATTACTTAGGGTATCTGAACCCCAATATACTAACCAGTTCTCAGATAGTGCAGGTGTAATAGGATTGAATCCAGCACCTCCATTATATAATTCTTGGAGTTCAGCAATAGTAAATTGACTAGCTCTTACTCCTATCAAATCTAAAGCTGCATCAAGGAAATCTATATAAAGTGTTGAAAAGGCAGCTCCTATTCTTAATGGAGCTATTGAACCAACCATACCTGTATATGAACCTGTAGTTAAAGGTGTAGTTGCTACTTGAATAGCATTTATAAATAATCTCATTCCTCCTGTTGTCTTACTACCATCATAATCTCCTGAAATAAAATACCATACTCCTGTAGTTAATGCAGTAGTTGATGTAAGTCTTATACTTATACTTCCTGCAGCATTTCCAAATAATGTAAATCGTAATAGTCCTGTACCTGTCACTTGTACTTCCCATTCAGCAGATTGAGTTCCTCCTGATATTCTTTTAGAAAATATAGTTTGAAGTACTCCAACACTAAAGAACTGAACAAAACAACACCATCCAAATGGTAAATCAACACCTCCACCAAGAGTAAATGATGTATTAGCGTAACTATTACTAACTAAATCAGCTTGGAAAAAGGCAGAATCATATCCTCTATATGCACCTGGTTTACCCCCAGGTGTACCAATATCTGGTGGTACTGCATTGCTTCCAGGAGGAACAAGAAACATATTATAATTACTTGAATCATCATTCCTACCATTATCACTGCTCCAAAATCCTCTCCAATTATCCTTAAGTGCCATGATTATAAACTATTTACGATTGATACACATTCCCATTTTGTAAGTACACTATTCCATATGAATAAAATCTTCATCCATTTACCTAATATAGTTGTAGTAGGTAAACCAAAATCAGCTGTACCTATAAAAGCAGTAGATGTTGTGAAATTTAATGTTGTTAATACACCATTATCTTTTATATGATACATTATAAATTGATTAGCTGTAGGAGTTCCTGTAGGTGTATTGAAAGTGATAGTTGCTGCAGAAAAACCAGCAGCATCTGTTTGAGCCACATCAAAACTATCACAGTTAAGAGTATATGATGTAGCAGCTGCAGGAATAGTCTCTGTTCTTTTTCCAACACTTCCCCCATCATTACTAGCACTTGTTTCACTAAATGCTTGTATATCCCAATCAAGAGAAGGTATAACTTCTTGTATAATAAGATCAGCACCATAAGCTGATGTATTAGGAACAATACTAATGTAAGTGGCATCAATTGCAAGTAATCCTTGTACTGTAATACCTACAGGAGGATTTGTAAACCAATAATTAGCTGCTACTGGATATGTAATTGGTGTTGCTGCTGTTGCTTCAAAAGTAAATGTTTTTAAACCATTACCTGTTATTTGTGTTGGTGGACTAACAACAAATGTAAAATATGTACCACTATCTGTTGTACTTTGAATTGCCCATCTTGTAGCATCTCCTATAATTATATCTCCAATACCTAATGCTGCTAATTGAGCAGTTCTATCAATTGCATTAGCATCAGTTTTACTAATGCGTAAAGTATTAATTGAAGTGTTAGCCTGTACAAAGTCACCAGGATTTACTACACTAAAATTTGTAGGTTTCTTATAGTCATAATTAGCTGTAAAAATATTAAATGTAGCTTCTGGTTCTGATACTGTTACAACTAAATCATAAGTACTTCCAGATTTAATAATAGTTTTAGGTACACTCAGTGGAACCCAACCACTTCTTTGAGATGTATAGTTAATAACTTGTGTTATAATAGCTGCACCTGTTGGCTCTTGAACTAAATATATACCATAAGAATTACCTGCAACAACATTAACTCTCCAACCTTCTACTATTACATCTTTTTGAAAATTATATCTATTACCAAATATAACTTGTTTAGCTGATACACTTGTAGTTGGAATAGTAGGTGCTCCATAAATATAACCTGGTGTTCCAATTGGTTGTGGTGCAGGTCTGTCAGTTGTTACTTTATTAGCAATTGCTAAGAAAGAATTGTCTAGCACTTGTTGATTTTTTTGATATGTACCTGCTACCCAATTACCTCTCCATTGAGTTAATGCATTTAAAGCATCTGTAGCTGTAGCACCTGGAACATTTGATACATTAATTACTGTTGATGTGGTAATAGGAACAGGTGCTTCTACATAAGAATTAGCATTATTACCTATATTAACAGTCATTGTTTGAAGACCTCCTCCATCAGCTCCTCTCGCAACAGAAATATGAAATCTAAATCTCTGACCAATAGCAACAGGTATAGAATTGGCTAAATAACCTGATAATCCAATTTGTGTAACATCATCATTTGCTAAATTTATATCACCACTATCTAGTATTGTAATAGTATTTTTTCCTGCATAAAAAGGATCAGTAGAACCACTTACAGGTCCTGAAGAAGAAATGATATCTCCTGCATTATCACACAAGAATACTTCTATTGTAAATCTTTTTAAACCTATAGCAGAAGAGGCTTGTACTGAAAGAAATCCTGTGTAATTACCAAGTGGTAATGTTGCTGCAACAGGATAAGCAGGACCCACAATGTCATTTGGTATATATACTTTAGTACTTGCATTTAATCCTGCTGCAATTAATCCTACCAGAGCAACACTTCCTTTACCATTTCTAATACTATCATAGTTAGGACCTACAGGAGTTGCAACACTTGCCACTTGTCCTGTTAGATACACTCTATCAAATACCCCTGCTGATGTAGCAGGTATTCCTGAAACTATTGGGTTTATAGGGTCTGCATTATTTACAGCTATGTTAGTACCTGGTACTATTGTTTGAATTGCTGTGTTTATTTTAGCAAGGTCTGTAGGAGATAGTAATCCTGCATTGATATTATCTGCAAGAGGAATTATAGCAGGTGTACCTGCACTATTAGTAATAGTACCTTGTGTAGGTGCAGGTGTATAACCTAAATTTGCTGTACCTCCACCTGAAGGAATAGCAATTTGTTTAATTAATCCTGTAGCAGTATCACGTACTAACATTCTTTCAGCAGTAGTACCTAATCCTGTTGTAGGTGCAATAGTCCATGTTGCTTGTCCTGCACTATCAAAAGATAATCTTATATTACCAATACCATTAGATAATATAAGTGAATTTGCTAATGCTGCTGCAAGTCCTGTTACTTTACCAATAATAACATTACCACTACCAGTGGTTAATCCTGTTGTATTACCATTATTAGGACCTATTATTAAATTATTACTACCTGTAGTAATACCACCACCAGCACCAACAAATCCTGTTCCTGCAATAACAACATTATTACTACCTGTAGATATACCACTACCTGCTTGAGAACCCATACAAATATTCCAAGCACCTGTAGTTTGATTAAGTAATGCATGATTACCTACTGCAATACCATTACCTGTAGTATTATTTTGCATAGCACTGCTACCTATAGCAACACTTCTATGTCCTTGAACATTAGAGCCATTAACACCAACATTTTGATATAATGCAAATGCACCAATTGCAACATTCTGTTCACCAAATTGATTATTTAATAAAGCAGCTATACCTACAGCAGTATTATATTTTGCTGAAGTATTTTTTTGCATAGCTCCATTACCTACTGCAGTATTTTGTTGCCCTATAGTATTTAACTCTAATGCTTTATAACCAAAAGCAGTATTATGAGAACCTTCTTGTCCAATACCTGGAACAAAATTTTGTCCTATATTTGAAAATAAAGCACGATAACCAAAAGCAGCATTCTCAGTACCATTAGTATTTAATGTTAAAACATCTGATCCAAAAGCAGTATTATCAATACCTACACCTGCACCAAAATTAGTTACAGAAGTAGTACTTAATATTAAAGGTGATTGCACATTGGTATTATCAGAGATAATTTTTAATGTTGCATCTAATGGAAGTCCATCTAATGTTTTAAGTACACCAGGAGCTACAGAGCCTCCTGTAGGAGCCATGTTTTTCCAAAGTCCTGTAGATGACTCGAAAGTGAGAACATCTTCATTCAATGGACTTATAATTTCTACATCAGTAAGACTATCTAATTGAAGATTATCTATATCACTTTGTATGGTGGTTATATCACCTTGTATAGTTGTAATATCACCCTCTATAGTAGTAATATTACCTTCAATTGTGGTTATATCAGATTGAATAGTAACAATATCACCTTCAATATTAGTTATTGATATTTGCATACCAGATAGTGACCCATCTAATTCTGCAAAGTTTGAGTTTATCTTTATAAAAGCATCTCTTAAAGGGTCTCCTGTGTGGTCATTTGGTGCTGCACCAACATTCACATATTGTATTGCCATGATTTTGTACTTTAATTATTAATATTAACAACCACCTCTTTTCTTAAGTGACCAACCACCAACATTTATTCTATTACCACTACCACAAGATGTAGGAGCATATTCAGGAATAGTTTGTGTAGAAATCCATTTCATTAAATCTCTTTCATATACATTATGTAACTTCTGTGAAGCATTCACTAAGTAATCTACTTCATCTTTAGTTACTGCTTGTGCACTATCTGTGTTAAGCTTTGTAATACCTGAGTTAGCTACCATATATGCAGCAGATTCAAGAAATAATGCTGTACCACCATAAATGACCATTGGTTGTACAAAGTCATCATATAATTCTAAATAAACACCTGCAAGAGTTCCAGCTTTAAAGTCAGTACATAATTTTAAATATAATGCTTTACCTAAAATAGGTTTTAAGTAAGTGTTTTGGTATGCAATACAAGCAGGTATTAACTTGTCAACATCAATATTCCCTGATACAATGGTATTTTTTACCAAGTCATTATTTTTAAGTAGGATTATTGTTTCCATTATTATGCTCTTTTAAGTGTTTGTGTATTATTAATTTCTTCTGCAGAAACTGATACTCCAGTAGTAGTATTAACAGTATTATCTAATTTTTCTTCTGAGAAATCTTTGAAATCTATAGTTGCTGAAGGATTATTAATTTTTATTACTCTCTCTAATCCATCTAAAATTATCTCTCTTAAAGGATTTATCTGATTTCTATAAAGAATTTTAAGTGATATTGCCATTTGGTCTGCAGTGCTTGAAAAACCAGATGCAGTAGGTATACCAAATAATCCAGGGTCATTGATTTTATGTGACATTAAGAGTTTATCTCTACAGTTAATACTCAACCAGTCAAACTGCTCATATGCATTAGTGATTTCTACAGTTTCTACAGTGGTAGCATTCTCTTTATTGTTATTAAAGCTCACAATAATATTACCTGCATTAGAGCTTCCTCTAACTTTAGCAAGAATAGCTCTTTCAGCTTCTTCCTGTGCTGCATCATTCTCAGGTAATCCCTGATTGATATTTACAATCTTAACAGCAGAGAAATTATTCTTAATATAACTGATGCAAAAATTTGACATTTCTTCTTCAGTTTCTGCAGCCTGTAGTCCTGACACATAGTCAGGTAGAGCAAACAAAGGTTGGTCACTAGGTGCTTTAACATATAATAATTCTGTATAATCTATATCACCTGCTTCAGGGTCAGTATTACCTTTACCAAATGCAGGTATTTTTACAGGTCTGAACTTAGTTTTAAGAGTCCAGTCATAACAATACCAATATGCTTCAGGGTCTTCAGATAAATCTGCTTGTTTTACAATAGCAATCTGTTTAACAGGAATAAAATACATTTTTGCAATAGTTTTTCTATCATTACTGTATACTACTTGTAAAGCATAAGCACCTTGTTTCTTAAAATCTTTCACAAGCATTCTTGCATCTGTTTTAGATAGTAATGCATTAATATCTACTCCTGTAGATACTAAACCATCACCATAAATGTAATTTGATACACCATCAATCACTGCTTGGTTAGTAGGTGAGCCAATATACCTGTCCTCAACATATTGGAAGAAAGAATTATCCTGACCATTAGTAACATATATTGTAGATTGTTGCAATAATACATTTGCTTTTGGAGCAACATAATTATTAAGATTTACCACATGCACAGATTGTCTACCTTTTCCAACAGGAAGCTGTTTATTTATATTTGATTTATTAACTTATTATTTTACAATG